TCTTCCTGAATATCTAATTCAGCTCTGGTCGGAAGGGCTTCCGCATTTTTTACCATTTGAATCTCCAGAGTGCCGGTAGATCCATCAGGGAATTCGCTGCCTTCAATTAAGAACTTCCTAAAGCTCTCTTTTATAATTTTAGTTCCTTCCGGGCCGACAAGTTCTTCAATCTGCGGTTGGGTGTAATTCTGTAAGATATTCAAAATTCTTAACCTTGTTTTTTGAATCCAAAGATCCGTCAAAAACATAAAGAAGATTCCTTTCAGCTTCTTTGCGTTTTCGTTGGCGATAACGATTTCTCTGGCTGTAACGCCTCTGCCGGCAATCCCTTGCTGGTTAATATCAACCGTTCCCAGATCCATTCCTTGCGCCACCCACTTGATCATTGCCATTTCAGAATCGGTGATACCGGGTATTTTCTGATAGGTAACCTGACTGACATCTTCAACATAAATCGTGTTTTCCATTCCGATCCTTTCGTTTTCCATCTCTAACAAATCTTTGTTTTTAATTCCGGCCAGAAGCGGCGGATTCATTGATCGGTAGGTTTTATCCAAAGACATATTGTAAAGACTATTGATTGTATCTTGAACATCCATATTGGCATTTGGCAAAGAGTTTCCGTAGAAAAACGACCTTCCTGAAAATGGCTCAAAGATAGATTTTGAAAAAGGATACACTTTGTCTTTCCTTCCCCAGAGCATTGGCGCTTCTAAAAGCAATACTCCATTGATCACAATGTCATACTTATCCTTGAAGCGATTGTAGTATTTAACGACTTCGTAATCGTTTTCCGATTCCACTCGGTCTTTCCATTTTTTGTAGAAAAATGTTTCAGTTTCAGATTGATAATCGCCAACTTTTGATTTTGTCAAAACCTTTGACCAATTCTTGAATTGGCCGAACTCCTGTTCGCAGGCCTCTTTGTCCAAATACCTAATCCAAGCGATCGCCGGTTGCTCTTGAAGATCGTGGATGAAAAAATCTTTTGGAAATAACTCTGAAATTGGAACTAAAACATCAATACACTCGTCATTTACCACAACCTCTTTTTCCTCAAATGTCAATTCGCCATTGACCAGATTATAACTTTTAATGAACTTTCTTTTGTATTTTGTTTTCAAATAGCCATCGTATTTCAGAATCGTTCCTTGCGTTGCGCCAGTCCACGCTTCCCAGAAAATCTCGGTTTCCGGATTGGCTTTATATCGCGAATGCTGAACTAAATTCTTCATTATTTCCGCCCTTCTCAAATCTAGACCGCCGTCTTTCAAACTGACTGCTCGGTATTTGAGGCCCGGAGGAGTGTTGGCCACCGCAGCCACATACGCTTTTAATTTATTTCTTGTTGCCTGATTGAAAACATTGGATTGCCACTCTTCCTTATCTTGCTCTTCCCGGCTCGGCACATAACCCTGAACTCGTTTTTCCGAATCATCTACGAACTGCGTCAATATCCGGTTGTTAAATTGGCGATACTTTTTATTCCTCGCCTTGATCATTAAGTCAACCTCGCCATAGACAAAATTCAATTCTTTCTTTTCTTCGTTAGTTGGAATGTAGATTTTAGATTCTGTTTTGGTTTTTGTTTCATCAGCCATAGCAAATTTAAGAGTTTTAGGTCAAGCTCTTGAATAATTCTTTTTCTATTTTTGCGTAGATATTTTTTAACATTTTCTTTGAACATCATCTCTAATGAAAAAGCGGCGACAAACTTCAAAACTCCAATCCAATGGAATGTTGAAGTTTGGCCGCCGGTTTAAGGTTAGGCAAAACTTCCTTATTTCATTATCTTATAGGCAAGATACCTTGTCAAGTTTTATAGTCAATCTGTTGGGTTTCTATTTGGCGTAATTTATTATCTTTATCAAAATGAAGCACTTTTTTACCTCCTTTACATTCAAAAACCTTTTTCTCAATACAAAGACAAAACAACTCCAGAAAGTTTTTAACCTCTGGAAAAGCAATCTGCGCCTTTTTAATAAGCAGAAACATTTGTTCTTCTTCTGGTGTTAATTTTACTTGTGGCATAGATTTAATACCCTGTCATTTTGAAGGGCTTTTCTCTACGAACGCCTTGTTTCGCCTTCTTCATTTTCTTTTTGAAAAAATCTTGAATCACTTGCTCTTGCGTGCGCGAAGGAATTGGTTTTGACATCAGTCCGTATCTAATTGAATCTCCGGAGTGATCCTCGCCATCGGTATCTACATCTTCAACCCTGATTGCGTCATAGACCAAAGCCGGGAATGTCCTGATAAATTCAAAGCAGGTGGAAAAAACTTGAAGTTTGGCAATGACTCTTTCGTCCTGCGTCATTATCGGTTTAAGATATTCTCTGACCGTTCGCCAACCATTGATTCTGTCGTTGTTTCCTCTCATCAGCATTAAAGTTTTCTTGGCCACCTCTTTATAAACCGATTCCATTATGTCAGCACCACTAATCGCTTCCGTATCTTTTTCTTTTCCTTTGATCCACGCACTCGGATCTATTACCCAGTATTTAATTTCTTCATTACGCGGTGTTGTCGCAATAATTTCTTTCGTGAGTGCTGAATAAGTCAAACCTGTTTTGTAAAGTTCTCTATAAACATAAACGATTCCTTCCGGACTGGTCACACACCAATAAACTGCTGCCGGCTTTGCGTAGCCATAGTCAATACAGATAAATTTTATCCAGTCAGCCGAGATCTCAAATGGCGAACAGGTATGAATATCTCTTCTCCACTCTGAAAAGTATTGGCCCTTAAAGATGTCCCAATCGCCGTCTAAAAACGCTTTTCTCAATGGCTCTGGCAAACTATCCAAAGACCTATAATATGCTTTGTCCAAATGAGGATTATCAATCGCTTTGGCCGGAATAAAGAAAAATAGATTCGCCTCTTTTTCATCAGGATCAAACTCCTTATCAATCCATTTCTTCTTTACCCAAGAGTGGCCAATTCCGCCCGGATTAGTGCCTGCCAGAAACTTCCAATCTACTGCCGGTATGCCGGGCCATCTTAATCGGGTTCGTAAGAACTGGAAGATCTCTTCCTGATTCTTTGTTAATTCATCTACCCCTTCGGCCGCAAACTCTGCTGACTGATATTTTGAAACATCGTCCAAGTTTCTAAACGCCATCGTTCCAGATCCAAAGCGCGGCCGTAAAACAAAATTGTGATCCTGTCCGCTATATTCTCCTAACCAATCAGGAAATTCAAACTTTACCTTACTCAAATGCCTATCTTTCAATGCCGGATAATCCTCGCAGAACAATCCGACCATCACATTCTTCGCATCGTATTTGGCGTAATAATATAAAAGTAATTTGATCAACTCCCATCGTAGCCAATACGATTTTCCGCCACCCATTGCGCCGCCGTAGAGAATGTATTTGTATTTCTCAATAGCATCATTGGCCTCGTGTTGCTTGGGTGTCCAATTAACTAATTCTGAAAATTTAATATCTTCCATTATTCATCAAGAATTACTCTTTTATCTTCCACTTCAACCTTTGCCTCGTCTTTATAGCCGTGTTTGCCTAAAAGCAATTTAGCTATCATAGGATTGTATTCTCCGGCTAATGCCTTATTTATAACCCGATCTGCCTGAATTTGATTTATTTCCTCTAATATGTCGGAAAACTCTTTTTGTTTTTTGGCCCATTCATAGAGAGTATCTCTTGAAATCTTCAAAGCCAAAGCCAATCCCTCTGCTTTTGGCAACCTAACTGCTATCTCATATCTAAATCTTTTCCTTCCGGTTTTACTGTTTGTGCTTTCTAAAACTTTCCTCAATCCATCGCGACAACTTCTGATATATCTTCTTGCGTCTTTGAGAACTTCTTTTGAGTATTTCGTTGGCCTTCCGCCCGGATGCTTTTTTATTTTTTTCTTTTTTCTTTTCATAAATAGGTGTAATAACTTGACCTTTTGCCCGTCTTATATTATAATAGGACAAAAGGACGAAAGTGATTTGATCAATTCAGCAGGCCGTTAAGGCCTGTTTCTTTTTTATTGGTTCTCCGTTTTCATCAAATTCAAATCCTTGAAGCATCATTTCAACATAAGACAGAAAAACCAATGCTTTCCCCCTATCCCTACTTTCTCCTTTTGGATATAGCCCATCTAAAATATCTACCATCGTATCCCAGTATTTACTTCTTTGTTTTTTATTTAAGGGCATATTCTAATGTTCCAATGATTCTTTTTAATGTTTCTCTATCTTCCGGATTTTGGAAGATGACTGTATCTTCGTTCGCAAAGAATAAAACACCAGATCTGAATTGCTCAAAGCTAATTTGTCTTGGAGTTAATGGAATTACCTCTTCTTTCTTTTCTTCCGCCGGCATTGCTGGTTTAAGAACTGGTTGCTCTTTGAAGATCTGAAGCGCGATCGCTTCTAATTCCATTTCGTGTAAGAACTCTCTGACCGTTGGCTTCTGGCCGGTAAATGTTAAATTATAGCCGTTGGCCACTTTTACCTTTGCTTTATCAAATGCGTCCTCTAACTTAAAATCCAGAACATAGACAATGGTTTTATCAACCTGCGGTGCGCCCAGCGCAATCATATTCAAATCAAAAACATTCCTTTGCCCGATAAAGAAGTAAATCCTCAACTCCTGATCTTCCTGCCGCTTTAAGAGAATGTTTGGTTTGATTTCTGTTTCTTCTGTCATATTTTTATCCTTTTGATAATATAGTATTGGGATTACATTTACACCCAAAAAGATACTTTGATTTTTTACCTGTTATTTGATCCTTAACATTCTTCATCTTCTTTCCGCATTTTGGACATTTGAGTAAATCTTCCTCTTTCAAAATTTTGAAAACTGATTTTAACGGACAGCGATGAACTAACTCTTTGTATGTAGAGCAACCGCATTTCGGACACTTCCCTGTTGATGTTAGATTTTTGTAGCCGGTGTGAAATGCTTTCATTTTTCTTTTCCCAATAAATCTTTAATGGTTTCTAAAATCTCCAGATGGCCACGCCACTTATCTTCTTCTTCTTTCAAGAGTGGCCCGGCCGTAAATTGTTTTTTCATCGGAAATGGTTTGCCGTCAAAGGTTCTCTTCATCTCCATTTTATCATAGATAACATCTTCCGGCTTGTGCTTTTTGAGCAGCGCAATCTTGATTTCTGAATCAACCACATCTCTTAATGTTTCATTCCAAAAATCTTCAAGAATATCTTTTTTATTTTTAACCATAATGTTTGCCACCAGTTAATTTTAATCTCTGCGACCTTTGGTTTTGAAGGAATGAATAGCGGCCTGATAGAAAGTTTTTCATTCTCAATTTGCTGATTACGAATTATATCTATTGGATTCGGTGTTTCTCGCCGGCCCTCAAAAATATCCCACAATTCCTGCGGAATATCTTTACAAAGTTTCCTGATTATGCCGATCGGAGTTTCTACCCAGCAATGGAATCCACCGGCCGTTCTTTTAATGATTCTATTTAATATCATTTTTTTTGTTTTTCTTGGGAGATGAGTTCTTTTAAATCCACCATAGTAAATCTTTCGCATTTATTTCCTTCCCCTTTTCTATACCAAATGCCGTCATATTCAACTAAATCTTCTATTTTTATTTTCTCTTTTATTTCTTTTTTCATACTTTCATATCACCTTATTTTAATAATTCTGGATTCTCGTAGATATTGCCAACGACTTCAACTTGTTCCCACCACTCTCTAAAATCAGCACAAGCACTATTTAATTCAAATAAATGAAATCCGCCTTGATAAAACTTCACTTCCCATTTTCTACCCAAAATATTATTTTCTGGTTCGTCTCTTAGTGGATTCAAAACAATATCCCCTTCATAAATCTCTTTTCCATTTTTGTCTTTTAAGCCAGTGAATTGCATAAGAATAAATCCCTTCGCCTGAAAACATTTTATCTGTTCGTTCAAATCTACAAATTCGTTATAGCCCAACATAGGAAAATAAATCATTTTTTCTTTATCCCACGCTCTAAATTTTATTTCTCTTTGATTCATATTTATATCACCTTATTAGTTTTTTAGGGGGTTTCCCAAATAATCGCATAATTTCGTCAACCGCAATAATATAGATACCTCGCCTAACCAAAGGTTTTCCTTTCCCGTCTGTCAAAATCCGTCTAACCATTTCTCTAAGTATTAAATTTATTTTCTCCTCCTTTTTCATAACCTTTTATATTTATTTTAAAGATTTACTGACCCCTAAGGGGAGAAGCCTTGACCTATACCACACCAACCACATAGGCTTAAGAAACATTGCTGTTTCGCCTTTCGGCTCATCAGTCTTAAAAAGGTTGGCTTAAGCCACTACCTCACTTCTCTGGTGGCCTTAGAAGACAATAAACCTTTTATATTTTTGGGGGTTCTAATCGCCCCCGTGGGAATTGAAGCCCTCGCTGATTAGCAATTTCAGCTACTTGCCACCCATAACCTTTTATATTGATAGTTAAGGTATTAAATATCTTTTATTTCCCCATTTTTATATTTTTCGGCAATTTCTTTTAAAACACCGATTAAATTAAGTTGCCTTTGTTCTGTTCCTGTAAAAATCTTTTCTCCATTTATGCCTACGCTTTCTAAAAGTTCTCTAATCACTTTATTTATTTCGCTTTCCATTTTCTTTTCCCCACCCCTTATTGTTTCGGGGCAAAGGTATTAGTTTTCTATTTTAATTTTTGCCGACCTTTATCTTCATATTTCTTTATCAGTTGGGGTTAAAAAATATGTTTTCTCCAAGACCCTTTTATTCCTGTTAATTCTTTTGGAATTTCCTCAAAGGAATCTACCTTTTGCCAATAACCGCAATTACTACAACTTCCATATTTTTCGTGGTCTTTATTTTCTTGTTCTGAACCGATATGACGACTTCCCACATAATAAGAATAAAAATCTGGCTTTCTTATTCCCCACTTAATTAACTTTTTTTTGATAAAATCTTTCATCTCTTTATATCACCTTGTTATAATAATTCTCCTTGCCGATTTTTTGTGAAAGCACATTGGAAGATATGTAGGCCAGTTTCGGGTTCTACGCAATTTCTTAATAATGTTCTATCATTTATTTCAAATCCTTTTATTTTTTGAAGCATTTTAATTGTCCCTCTATGTCCTCTACTTTTCTTTTCTATTGGCGAAATATAGAAATTAGACCAGAACCAATGTTTTCCAACTTCTTGTGGAGTTATCAATGGCTTATAATAAGCAATCGTATTTTCAACTACATATTTTCCCTTAAAATTATATTGTAAAAAGATTATCTCTTGGTATAAATCCATATCTGGATAAATTGGTTTATTT